TTACGGCAGCAGCTGAAAAGGCTTTTGCTATTTTGACAGATAAGGTCTTACCAGCTGTAGTAGATGGTTTAGGTTGGATTATTGACAATAAAGACACTCTAATAGCTGGAATAGTTGGTATTGGTACGGCATTTGCAGTATTTAAAGTAGTCTCTCTTATTACATCTATAACTACAGCGCTTAAAGGTATGACTGTGGCACAAATGCTAGCTACAGCTAAACAGTGGCTACTTAATACAGCTCTGTTATCTAATCCTATAGCTTTGGTGGTAGCTGCTATAGCTGGCTTAGTTGCTGCTTTTGTAATGCTATGGAATAACTGCGAGGGTTTTAGAGAATTTTGGATAAATTTATGGGAAAATATCAAAAATTCTATAGGTATAGCGGTTGACGCTATAGCTGGCTTTTTCTCTAATTTGTGGTCTGGTATACAGTCTACATGGAGCACTGTGAGCACGTGGTTTAATGATAAGGTTATAAAGCCTGTAAAAGATTTTTTCTCAGGACTTTGGACTGGATTGAGAGATGGAGCGTCTAACGCTTGGTCTGGTATAAAATCAGTATTCTCAAAAGTGGGCTCATTTTTTAAAGATACATTTTCTAACGCTTGGACGGCTGTGAAAAATATCTTTTCAACTGGTGGCAAAATTTTTGACGGTATTAAAGACGGTATAGTTTCAGCTTTTAAAGCTATTGTTAATTCAATAATTAAAGGAATTAATAAGGTTGTTTCAATTCCATTCGAGGGAATTAACAAGGCGTTAAAGAAACTCAAAAAAATTGAAATAGCTAAAATAAAACCTTTTGACTGGATAAGTACCATAAGTATACCAGAAATACCTTTATTAGCTAAGGGTGGTATAGCTAGGAGAGCTACTAACGCTATTATAGGTGAGGCTGGTAGGGAGGCAGTGTTACCTCTTGAAAATAATACAGGCTGGATGAGAAAGCTGGCAGCAGACTTAGTAAAGGAAATGGGCTTAGAGAGTATTTATAATGTGAGAAGTAACACAAGTAATACAGTTATAAATAACAATTATAGCCAGACTATTAACAGCCCTAAGCAGCTGAGCAGACTTGATATTTACAGACAGAGTAAAAATTTGCTAGGTTATACTGGAGGTGCTTAAAATGTATACGCTTAAAGTAAAAAATCATAATGGAGAGATTTTAAATTTATCCTCTAACCCTAATTATATAGTGTATAAGATTGAGGGCTTACAGCCTCCAGCTGTAACTATTAACAGTTCTAAAAATGCTACCTCTGATGGCAGCACTGTAAATAGTAAGAGCGTAAATGACCGTAATATAGTTATTTATACAACTATAGAGGGTGACGTAGAAAAGAATCGTATTAACTTATATAAGTATTTCCCTCTAAAAAAGACTGTGACACTCTATTATAAGAATGATACAAGAGACGTATATATAGAGGGTGAGGTAGAACTGATAGAGTGTGATCTGTTCGCAGAAAAACAGAGAGCGCAGATAAGCCTTATATGTCCACAACCATATTTTAAAGCTATAGATGAGCTTATAAGTTATTTTAATGAGATTAGCGCCTTGTTTTCGTTTCCATTTTCTATACCAGAGAGCGGTACAGAGATTAGCGTTATAACTGCTAACATTCGTAAATCTATTATTAATACAGGTGATGTAGATACAGGACTTGTTATTACCCTGTACGCTATAGGTGAGGTTGTTAACCCTGTTATATATGATGTATTTGAACGTACACATATTATGCTTAATATGACACTACAGGCAAGTGATCAGGTCATTATTAATACTAACGTGGGTAAAAAGTCCATAACTCTTATTAGAGATGGCAACAGCTCTAATATAATGGGCTATATGAGCGCAGATAGCAAGTGGTTTACTCTTAGTGTTGGTGATAATGTATTTACTTATGGAGCTGATAGTGGTAGCTCTAATATGCAGTTATCATTTAGGACGTCTTTATTATATGGAGGTGTGTAAAATGATAATTCATGTATTAGACAAATCATTTAACTTAGTGGGCGTAGTGGATGATTATATAAGCGTCATCTGGAGACCAGCCTATTATGAGGTGGGTGATTTTGAGTTATATATTAACGCTACCTCTGAGGCTGTAGAACTTTTAAAAGAGGGTTATTATTTAGTAAGAGATACTGATATATCAGTAGATGACTCAGGTAATGTTACTTACCAGAAAGTAATGATCAATAAAGGGCTTAAATTAGAAACTGGTGTAGAATCAGGAGACTATTTAACCTATACAGGCAAAGAGCTTAAGTTTTTACTCCACCAGCGTATAGTGTGGCAGCAGTCTAACCTAACAGGAACGGTAGAAAACGCTATACGTAAGCTAGTTGATGAAAACGCTATAAGTCCTACAGATAGTAATAGAGTAATACCCAACTTAATACTGGGTGCTACGTCTGGATTAACTGATACGATTAGCAAACAGGAAACTGGTGGTAATTTGGATGAGGTTATTAAGGAAATATGCACAGCTTATAATTATGGCTGGGAAGTATATATATATAATTCCTCTCTGGTATTTATCTTATATGCTGGTGTAGATAGGTCATATAGCCAGACAGTCAGACCTTATGTAATATTTAGTGATGACTTTGACAATATTATTAACTCAACTTATGAGCGAACTACTGAAAATTACGCAAACTGTGCCTTGATAGGTGGTGAGGGCGAGGGTACAGCACGTACTTTTACCACACTTAATAACAGTGTATCAGGTCTTGACAGGTTTGAGACGTTTGTGGACGCCAGAGACGTTAGCCAGAATGTAGGAACTGAAAACGAGATAGACACAGACACGTATATAACTCTATTACAGGAGCGAGGTTTAGAAAAATTAGCAGAGCTTGCTATAACAGAGGGCTTTAGTGGAGAAGTCTTAACAGATATAGCCTTTAATTATGGCGAGGACTTCTATTTAGGTGATGTGGTCACAGTAACAAATAAATACGGTATAAGTAAGGACGTAAGAGTATTGAGCGCCATAGAGTCAGCTGATGACTCAGGTGTAAAACTTATTCCACAGTTTAATATGTAGGAGGTGCTAAAAAATGTGGACAAGTGGCTTTTTTAACTCTGTTAATGGTGACAGAGTGTATAACGCTCAGCAAATGAGCGAAATATTCGAGGGCTTAATTACTGATGGTGTATATGAGTCCGTTGGTGATAAAATGGCGGTACAGCCTAATAATGGGATGACTATACAGGTGGCTACAGGACGTGGCTGGTTTAATAAGCACTGGGTCAATAATGATACAGCTTATTTGATCACGTTGGAGGATGCAGATGTAACACTTAATCGTTATGCTGCTATATGTGTTAGAGTAGATGATACAGACAGTGTAAGAGACGCTGCATTATACGTAAAATATAGCGAGTATGCCACCACTCCAGTTAAACCGACTATGACACGTACAAGCTCAGTAAATGAATATTGTTTAGCTTATGTGTATATTAAGGCTGGAGCTACTGCAATTACAAATAGTGACATAACAGATACTAGAGCTGATGAGTCATTATGTGGTTGGGTGACTGGACTAATAGAACAGCTTAACAGTGCTACTCTATGGACTCAGTGGGAGGCTTTGTTTAATGAGTGGTTTGGGAATCTGCAAGATTTGATAAACGAAAATACTGAGGCTGTGTTAGTTAACGCCATGCCTGTAAGCGCCACACTTACTATAGCAGTAGATGACTGGGAGACTGCTGATAGTGGTTATAGTGCTACTGTAACTGTTACAGGTATGACACCTACAAAAACGGTATTGTGTGAGCCTGAATCAGTTATTATATACAGCATGAACAATATACAGTTAACAAGTCAGGACACTAATACTCTTGTATTTACGGCTGACACTGTGCCTACTGAGGCAGTGACAGTAAAAATAGTACATATGGGAGTTTAGTATATATTACAAAAGATAAAATTAAATAAGGTACTAAAGCTAAAAAGCACTGAGATACTAATGATTATTAAATATTGATAGTATGGAGGTGCTTTTATGATTTTTAATATTAAAAATGATGTAGTGTATACATATAAGTGTAACGGTGTAGATGACAATATAAGAATATCTGATATTGTTAAAAACTTCTTAAACGGTGGCACTAATAATATGTATATGAAATTAAATGTTATAGGTAAACTAGGCTGTAAAGGTGTAGTTAGAGGAGGCGGTAACGCCACTAACCCTTATGGAGTGTTTGACTTTAATGTAGAGAGTAACAGGAGAGTAATAATAGATTTTAGTAATTGTTCTGAAATTAACCCAACTATAGAGAGTGGTAAATATACAGTAATATTTTTCACAGAGTATAATATTAGCATTGTAGGAGCTAATGTTATAGGCAGTAATACAGCTAGTGGCACTATCATAAGAATTTTTAATAGTTCTAGTGGTGTTATTTATGCTGAAAATTGTAGGTTTTGGTTAAATGGTTATCTTAATAGCCTTATAAGTTTAAATGGTACGTTTATTAACTGTAGAGGTAGTGTAGCTAATATTACTGAAAATACATATTGTTTTTTACCGTCTGATCAGGCACTAATAAGAGTGTATGGTGGCGAGTATTACGCTTATACTGGTGACTCAGCAAAACAGAGCGCTATATTAGGACAATCCAGCGCTAATAGTGTGAGTGTATTATACGGTGTAAACGCTCCTACATTAGCCAGAAGTGGCTTTTATCAGACTAACTCTATATTACAGTGGACTGGTGGAGGTGTGTTAAGTTGTACTGACTTAATAAGTGAGCTGCCTATGATAGTAGTATCTGGTATCAGTAATATAAGAGGTACTATAGCTAAAAATAAGGCTGGTATGATGTAAATAAAAAGAGGGTGGAGTTATCCACTCTCTTTCTGTTTTGTGTTAAAAATGACACGATTTATAGCGAAAAAAGATAAATAAAATGTTTTAAATGGTATTTGCAACTGTAAAAAATTGTCATATTCTTAAAGCATAAATAAACAGGAGGTAAAATATATGGGGAATCAGGTTGAGTTAGTTGGTAAAATAGCGTCAATATTTACATATAGTCATACTCTTTATGGTGAGAGTTTTTATAATTCGAGTCTGTGTGTTTTAAGGGATAGTGGAAAAGTGGATATAATACCACTAATAATATCTGACAGGCTCATAGACGTAGATAAAAGTTATGTAGATAATCCTGTGTATATCAGGGGTGAGTTTAGGAGTTATAACCAACATGATAATGATAAGAGCAGACTTAAATTATATGTCTTTGTAAATAGTATTGAGGCAGCAGAGCCCACTAATGTAAATGACGTTTTTTTAGAGGGCTATATATGTAAACAACCTATATACAGACATACTCCACTAGGTAGAGAGGTGGCTGATGTTATGCTGGCTGTAAATAGAGGTTATAATAAGTCTGATTATATACCATGTGTATTATGGGGCAGAAACGCATACTACAGTAAGAATCTAGCTACTGGAGACTGTATAAGAGTAGCTGGACGTATACAAAGCAGAGAATATAACAAAAATAATGAGGTTAAGATGGCTTATGAGTTGTCTGTAAATTTATTAGAGGTATGTTAAAAAAATGTTGACAGATAAAATATGAATTTATTAATATTATATTACAAAAATATACAAATGAGGTGATTTATGTTAGGTGAGAGATTAAAAGAGTTAATGAGTGCAAACAAAATAACAAAAGAGGAACTGGCTGAGCGGTGTGACTTGCCATTAGAGACTATTCGTAATATTTATTACGGTAAAACTAATGACCCTAAAGTATCTACAGTGCTAAAAATAGCTAAGGTATTTAATTTAAGTGTTAACTGCTTAATGGGTGAGTGTCATCATACTACAGATGAAAGAGTTTTATTGCAACATTATAGAGCTTGTGGACATCATGGTAAGAGTCTAATATTAATCAGTGCTAAATATGAGGCATTGACGGCAAAAGAGGAGCGTGAGGCTACCTGTGGTCATTTGATACCTTGCCTATTTCCAGAGGGCGATATATACCACGGTATAAACTATGACACCTGTAGGACTGAGGAAATATACACTACGAATAATGAGGCTGACGTAGCTATACATATGACTAATAACTGTCTAATGCCTATTTACTGCAAAGGTGATACAATTCTGATAGCTCACCGTTTTCCACGTGATAATGAGTATGGAGTGTTTTATTATCATGGTAAGGCTTATATAAGGCAGTACGTGGAACGTGATAATGAATACGTGTTAAAGTGCTTACATAAATATGATAAAGATATGATATTTAAACGTATGGACGAGATAGAGTATTTAGGTACGTGCTGTGGAGTAAAGAGAATATAAAAATAGAGGGCGCTTTAATTAGCGTCCTCTATTTATTTATAATATTCCAGTAAGTTATTACCATAGTGTACATCATACCAAAATTGGTATATATCATCATCTACGCACGGTATTATTTGATTAAGTAGCGGCTGCCTATCTTTTAAGTATTGGATAATGTAATATGTCTCCATGATCAGAGCCTCACACTCAGTAAGTTCATTCATGACTATAGAGTAATCTATACCATAAGTGTCTTTTAATAGTTTATAATTTTTGCCTTTGTACTTACGTGGGTTATTTTCATAGGTTGCTATCTCTTTTAATATGTGGTTATAGCGTTCATTTGTACCTTTACCTACATAAAATATCTTACCAGTAGTGGTGTGCCATTCATATACATAGTATTTTCTATCAGCGTCTGACTCATTATATTTAAAGCCAAAAATACCGTCATATGTCCATGTGTCATTAAGGTAAATCTGTTTTATATCTTCTCTCATGTAAGCCTCCTTATAGTTTTTTACTATATCGGCATACATGAGAAAAAAACTTAGACAATATAAAAAGCCCTATTTCTAGGGCTTAAATGTTTTTATATTATTGTGGTACTAACTACATAGCTCCAAATGGAGAGTAGTGGTTAGTACCACAACAGCCTAAAAAAATATAGGCTGCTGTAAACTACCGTCTTTGTTGAGTTTTATAGCCTTTAAGTGCTTTCTCCAGAAAGCTCTTTTATTTTCTTTAGTCAGAGCGTTATATAGTTCTTTCCAATCACTCTTTAGTAATTCCTCATATATAGTCAAATCACGCTCTTTAAGTGGTTCTAGTTGGCTTTCAAGTTCTTTTAATTGTTTTTCTAATACCTCGTATTCTTTATCATACTCAGCCTCACTAATACGCTTTTTACGGTACATATTATTAAGGCGTGTTAATTCTCCTTTAATCTCAGTTATTTTATCTGAGGCGTGCGTGTCCTTTACTCTGGCGTCATCTATTTTAACAGATTCTATGTGAGCGTTAATGTATTGATCTAAGCTATCAAGTAATGGCTTTTCTATTTTATCCTCGTTAACCTGATGTCTAAATTTACACGCAGAGTTAGTATAAGCCGCATTACAGCGGTAGCTATGATAATCTTTATAATATACGTGTATTTTGCCTGATGTGCTTTTACTTGTTTTCTTTCCACCACTATATTTACCTGTCATAAGGCGGTTACAAACAGGACAAGGTATAAGACCTGTAAATAAGTAAATTCTATTAGTTGGTGTAGTTTTAATATTTTTGTTTAAAATAGTCTGTATTTTATCATAGGTGTCTTTATCATAATATCCTACACAATACTTATCATTTCCTCTATAGTGACCATACATTTTAGTATCTGTTAAAACTCTCCCCATAGTGTCATAAGTTATATCAGCATTATATTTGTTTTTAACATAAATAAACGCCTGTCTTTTATTTTGATGTGTAAGAAAATGAGATACATAGTCTAATACCATATCCTCTGTATTAGGGTCTCTGACAACTCTTTTAACACCGTCAATATTTGTTACAGTAAACGCTATGCCCTGATTGTGAGCGCCAGTAAGAGCTTGTCCAGTCTTAACCTTATACTCATTAACTAGGTCTATACGTTCTCCTGTTTGATCAGCCTCTAACTCAGCTATAGTTAATTTCATATTAACAAAAGCTCTACCGTTAGCAGTAGAGAGGTCATATTTTTCCTCTGTAGCTGTCCATATAACAGGGTCAATATATTTCATACATTCATGATACTCAGCAACAGACCTAAAGAAACGGTCTAACTTAATAAATATAATACGGTCAAACTTACCAGCTTTAGCGTCATTAAGCATACGCTGTAGCGCTGGACGTCTCTTAATTAATTTACGTCCACTTACTCCCTCGTCCTCATACCAGTCTATTATTATGAAACCGTGCTTTTCTGCATATTCTTTTAATTTTTCTCTTTGAGCGTCTAGTGAGATACCGTGTAATTTTTGCTCTTGCGTTGATACTCTAATATAACAGGCTACTCTTATTATTGACATAATTTTACTCCTTTTTTACATTCCCTTGATATATTTTTCATATTTGTAGATTAAATTATTTGAATATAATAAAGTGCTTGCAAATTTATACTAAAAATACTATTATATAAATAGTTATAGAACAGATGTTCTTTTTTTGACAAAATGGAGGTATTATAGTATGACAGAACGTGAATACACTATCAAACAAATAACTGAATCATTAAGTAATTGTGAAGATATTGAACTTTTATATTTAATTCTCAGTCTGCTTAACCCAGACTGTTAACCTTGCTAAATTCACTCACTATACTCTCTACAGTGTTTAATTGTTCTTCATTTAACTTAGATATATTTACTACTAAGTTTTTTAACCGCTCATCTTTCCTTATGATATTCACCACTTTAGCCAGCTCATCCATTTTGACCTGTGCTTTAGGTCTTTCCATTGGTACGTCATAACCAGCTAACCACATTTCAGACACGTCTAACACTTTAGCCATTTTAAATACTGAATCTTGCTTAGGTTGGTAACGCTGCTTGACCCAGTGGTTAACTGAGGCTTTTTTTAATCCAGTCTTTTCTACAAGTTCGATCTGTTTGATTCCCCTTATATTAAGTGCCTCCTCTATTCTATTTTTTCTTTCATATTTATCCATTATTTTCCCTCCCATATTAGAATAAATCTAATTTACCACAAAAGTATAGAAAAAGCAACATTTTAACCGTAAAACTATACAAGAAATATAGATTTTCTATATTTTATGCTTGACAATTAAAAATTATATTAATATAATGTCTCTTGTGAGGTATAGAAAACTATACCAAAATTAAGGAGGTGGACAAAGTGAGTTTTGATTACAAAAAGTTAAAACTAAAAATTAAAGAGGTATTTGATACTCAGGAGGCTTTTGCTGAGGCTATGGGAATGAGCTATACAGCTCTTAACCAGCGTCTTAATAATGTTGTGCCGTGGAAAACGCCAGAGATATATAAAGCCTGTGAGTTATTAGGTATACCTATGACTGACGCACATTTATATTTTTTTGTTGAAAAAGTATAGAAAACTATACTAGCGAGGTACATATATGAATGGAGCGGATATTTTAAAGACCTTAATAGAATTATTAGAGGCACAGGAACAAATTAAGATTAAAGCAACTATTAAAGAACAAAAGGAAAGCGAGGAGAAATGTGGATAAGAAGATAATTTTAACAGCTTTTATAACAACTCTATTAATCTTGTTACTTAGTATGAGAAAGTCGGCAGCAGTAGAGCCTATAGCAGATTCTGCTACAGAGCCCACTATAAAGTCAGTTGAGGAAACGGCTATAGTAGAGCCTGTAGAGGTTGATACTGTAACAGAGACACCTACAGAGCCAGAGCCTGTAAGTATAGGTGAGTTTAGGTTAACAGCCTATTGTAGCTGTAGTAAATGCTGTGGTAAATGGGCTAAAGATAGACCTGTAGACAGCGCTGGTAATGAGCTTGTATATGGTGCAAGTGGCGAACTGCTTATAGCAGATTATAGTATAGCAGTAGACCCTACGCTTATACCTTATGGAACGGTATTACTTATTAATGGTAAAGAGTATAAGGCTATGGACTGTGGTGGAGCTATTAAGGATAAGAGAATAGATGTATATTTTAATGATCATGATGAGGCGCTGGAGTTTGGTGTACAGTACGCAGAGGTTTTTATAATTGAGGAGGTGCAAGAGTAAATATTATTTTTTTAATTAAAAAGTATAGAAAACTATACATAATGGAGGTGATTAGGTGGCAGATGATAAAAAGTATTATTACTTAAAGCTAAAAGACGATTTTTACAATGATGACGCCATTATTATATTAGAGGGTATGCCAGACGGTTACTTATATAGCAATATTCTTATGAAACTCTATCTAAGGA